TTCTTTCAAGATGCTATCGAATCTTCTATTATGGAAGAATACATCAAAGCAGACAAAGACTTTACGAATGAGTTCTTTCACCTTTCTATTTGGAAAGCATCAACTGTTATTCTAAATGGACTTGAGGTTCAAGTAGTTGTTGATGGTGGAGATAAACTTCACATCTCTTATGGAACAGCAGGTTTTGTTGATTTTAAGATTGACCCTGTTGGTATGACTTTACCTGTTAAATGTTGGATTCATACTCATCCTTTTGGAGCCGCATATTTCAGTGGCACTGATTGGAGAACGGTTTCTATTTGGGAACCATTGATGGAAAGTGCCTATGTTTTAGGTGGCCCTGACCATTTCGGGCATTGGGAACAAGAAACCCCAAATGAATTATGTATTCATAAAGATGGCTTATATAAAATACAATACAAAAATGGAAGTGAAGAAGAATGAGCAAAATAAAAGAAGGAATAAGCACGATGCATAAATACCAAGATAGGCCAATGATGGAGTATAAATCCATTACGCTTACAGAACGAACCAAGAAACATGCAGAAAACCACCCTGCTGATTTGGGGAATACACGCCAAAGGAAGGGCATTACTTGGGGTAAGGTCGGAAAGAACACTGATAAAATGAATGAATTTTACAAGAACCATGTTTATACATTTGTTGACAAAGACATGAATAAGGCTTGGGTGCGAATCGCTGGAAAGGAGGAAGAAGAATGATTAATTGGGAAGAAAGAATTACACAGATATATGATTGGACTAATACACTAGACGATGAATTTATGGCAAACAATGAAGAAACGGTGACAATTATTCGTACGGTTCTAGTTGAATTAGAAAGCACTTTGTTAGATGCTTCCGAAGAAGCAGAAAATAAGCGTAAGATGTTATTTGCATTTCTTCGAACAATCGCTGAAAAAGAATTTGCATCTTCTTGGCCTCATCGACGGGGGATGGATTGAATGATTCTAAGAGGTTGTGGAGAATGGATTCTTGTTGAAACAGAACAAACAAGCCGAAGTAGTGGTATCGTTAGTAAATCAGACAACAAAGGCCAATGCCTAAGTACCAGCAAGGAATATGAATACTTGGTAGGTAATACCGTATATTTTGATAACACTGGTACTAAATATCAAATGATTGGGAGTCTAACAGTGGTTCCCTTCTCCAAGATATATGCATATGAGGTGAAACAATGAATTTTGAAAAAGAATGGGATAGAATCTCTAAGAAAATTTACAAGAACGCAGTTAAACATGGTTTCTGGGAAGAAGACCCTAATGATGCTGAAAGAATTGCTCTAATGCATTCTGAACTTAGTGAAGCACTTGAAGCACTAAGGAATGGAAATCCATCATCTAACAAGATTATTGAATACAGTAGTCTTGAAGAAGAATTGGCAGATACGGTAATTCGTATCATGGATTATGCCTTTGGTAATGATTTAGATATTGCTGGTGCTATTATAGCAAAGATTGAATACAATAAAAACCGTGAGTATATGCATGGTAAGTCGTTTTAAGGAGGAATAAGATATGATTATACATGGAGAAGAAGTAAAACAAAAACTATGGGAAGGAATTGATTTAGTTGCTAAAACAGTATTACCTACTCTTGGCCCCCAAGCCAAGACTGTAATTTTGCAAGGTAATCCACCAGTCATTATTAATGACGGTGTTACAATTACAAAGTATGTTTCACATGACGACCCTTATGTTCAAATGGGGGTTCAAATGGTTCAAAATTTAGCAAGTAAAGCACAAGATAAATCCGGCGACGGAACTACTACTGCTTGTATTATTGCTAGAGCATTGTGTCAAAATATCATTAATGCTGATGTTGCTAACCTTCACACTCTTTCAAAGGAATTGAAGGAAGCACAAGATATTGTTATTGAACATCTTGAAATGATGGCTTGTGATATTGGTGATGCTGATATTGTTTCTGTTGCTACAATTGCGGCAAACAATGACAGTTATCTTGGTGGTTTAATTAATACCGCTTTGGAAGGAGTTGGCCGTGATGGTATCATTACTGTGGAAGAATCAAATAGTCACCGTACTAGCATGATTGTCCGTAAAGGGTTGGAAGTTGATGAAGGGTATTTGAGTCACTTAATGGCTAATGGTGAGGATGGTAAAGTAACCTTTGTCAATCCTCTTATCTTTTCTTCTAACTTAGCATTGAAGAACTTTTCGGAGATTCTTCCAATGTTGGAATTAGCGGCAGTGAATAAGCGACCGATTGTTTTATTCGTGAAAGGAATGGATGGAAGTGCATTGAATAATATCATTATGAATGTTCTTCAAAAGACAATTGAAGTTGCAGTTGTAACAGCACCTAACTTTGGTGATGCTCAATTAGATGAACTATCTGACATTGTTTCAATTGTCGGTGGAAAACTTTACACTGATGAAAGCAAAGACGACCCCGAATTGGTGACTCTTGAAGAGTTAGGTACTTGTGAAAAGATTATCATTACAAAAGAGAATACGACTATCATTGGTGGTGAATCTGCTGATGAAAGAATCAAGACACTGAAATCTGTTTATGATACTATTGATGATGATTTTGATAAGAAGCGTTTGAAGAAGCGTATTTCCAGATTAAGTGGTGGCATCGCTACTATACAAATTGGTGCATCTTCTTCTATTGAAATGCGTGAAAAGAAAGAACGATTGGATGATGCGCTAAATGCTACAAAGGCCGCACTTGCTGAAGGTATTATTGTTGGTGGTGGTCTTGGTTTGCTTTCTGCTAGAAAGAATCTAAGTATTGAAAAGACAGGACATAGTATTGTTTATGATGCTTTGTCTGAACCGACTCTTGCTTTATTGAGAAATGGCGGTCATGTTGATGTTGATGTTTTCCAAAACGGTAATCCCCATTATGGCTACAATGCACTCACTGAAAAGTATGAAGACTTGTTTGAAGCAGGAGTCATTGACCCAGTAAAGGTAACAAAGAGTAGTTTTAATGCGGCCATATCAATTGCATCATTGTTCTTGACTACTGAAGTTGCAGTATTATTGGAGGAATAAATATGGGAATTAGAGGAATAAGCCAATGGGCGGTAAAAAATATAGATGAAGTAATAACTTCTGAACCAAGACCGTTTCAGTCAATATTAGACGATTTATTCAAACAAGCAGAAAAAAGCAATAGTGCTTCTAATAAATCTTCAATGCCTACTAGGAGTGAATTACAATCCCACCTCGCTAGGAAATATTCTAAGGTATTTATTAGCGATGCAACTAATAAACCAGTTAAGAAAAATTATAGGGCAACAGTCCATTATTTTAGAGGGGAGGAATAATTATGAAAAAGAGAGCAGTGACAGTAACATTGCCAGCACCTCATAATGCTGAAATACCTTGTCCTATTTGTGAAGGAAACAAATGTAAGGTTTGTGGAATGAAAGGTAAGTTATCAATCAAGGTTGCTCCTAAGATTCCTATTCAAAGGGCGCACATCATTAAGTATGTTGTGGATAATATACATGAAGTAGCAAATGAAATTACTAAAATGTATGGTTTAGTTCCTGAAATAAATACTAAAGAAGTCATTAATGTAAATGATGGGCAGTATGAAATTGTTCAAGTATCAAGCATTGGTGGTTCGTGTTGGATTGTTAATCGTCTTGATGATTTAGAAGCCCCGAAGTATTATACTTCAAGAAAAGACTTAGACAAGTTTAAGCAGGGGTGGTTCAATGAGTGATGATTTTGAAACAAGAGGAACAATAGCAAGGAATTCAACCAATGAAATCCTAATTAAAACAGGAGAGTATTACAATATCAAAGTCTTGGATATTCGTTGGCACTCTAACAATAAGCCAACAAGAAAAGGTATTCGTTTGAATATGGAAGAAGCAAAGAAATTATTAAATGTACTAAAGAGGGTTTTAGATGAGTAGCGATTGGCAAGAAAAAAGAATAGCAGAATCTCAAGCAAAGAAATCTTTGCGTAAGGCAAATGATAAAAGACAATATGGTATGAGTTCAGTACCTAGATTTCAGTATAAAGCAAGTACCATAGTTGATTTATTTGCTTTGTATGTTGATGAACAAATGATATTACCCCCGAATAGCGGTAAAGGTTGTCGAGTTCAACCACATCATGTTGAAACTTCTTTTATGAAGTTCAAACAAGAAATTGATAGATTTATGCAAAGTGAAAGAGAAATGATGAAAAATCTAAGATTAACTCTAAAGGAGGAAGAAGAATGAACTATGAACAACATTGGCAAACAGATAAGTCCATGAATATGTGGGCAAAAGGAATTAGAAAGAAACTTGAAGGCCGTTGGCTTGATTCTTTCAATCAGCAATTCGCAACAATGAGTAAAGCAAATCAATATACTAAGGCTACTTATGTAATGTATTGGGAAATACAAACAGATGAACAGTTATCCAAGTATGCTATTTATACGACACAAGCAACACTATTGACTATGACTGATAAGTTCTTGGCAATTAATAAGTCTCAAGAGGCAAACACTGTTCACATGATGAATGTCAACTTTGCTAGATTAATTGGTGGTCTTGATGAAGAAGAGTGATTGGCTATACTTAGGAAGAGCAATGTGGAAATATTCAGAAGACCACGAAGGGCGTATTAGTAGCCTTCTAAAAGAATTAATACAAAAAATAAATACAAACATGGAAGTGATTATAGATGACAATGAAAAGAATGACGAGATTAATGGAAGCGACGGAAAATTTAACACCAACTCAACAAGTAACAGTAATTTCGAGGGAACTGGAGAATTTTGAAGACAAAGCAACCTTCTTTGCTATTCTCTCACAAGAATATCCCTCGAATAATATTGGGCTTGCAAAGGCAAAGAAGTGGCTAACTAAAATGTATAACTGTTTTGATGATGAGATTGAGCAAGAATATAGCGTTCATGATGATTTGGGCGATGCAATTTATTACTTGGACCCATCAGCAGTGACACAAACAGAACATAGCCTTGCTACCTTTTATCGGGTTTTATCTTTAGATTGTGGGAGTCTTGATTCTAATTCTTATAGAACAGTTGATTCTTTATTGGCTGATTTATCAGCGTTAGAAGCAAAGTGGTTTATTCGCTTTTGGCTAAAAACCACAAGGAATGGTCTAAAAGACGGAGTAGTAAAGAAGATTATTGCAAAGCACTTTGGTAAGAAAATTACTATTGTTAAAAAGCATTGCAATTTCAATTCGATTCAAAGTGTTGTATCTCATTATGAGCGAAGTGAGGAACCTCCATGCAATTTAACTCATGGTAAGTTCATTAAACCAATGCTGGCGAAAGAAGTACCTATGGCCAAGTGGCCAACAAATAGAATTGTTGACTACAAGTATGATGGTAATAGGTATCAAATACACAAAAGCAAAGAAGATGTGATTATTTTCAATCGTAAGGGAAATATTGTAACGCCTCAATTTGCTGATGTTGCAGAACAGGTTAGTAAATATGAGGTTATGCATGTGATTTTCGACGGTGAAATCTATCCAATCAAAGAGGACGGGACACCCGATGAGCATAAGAAAATGGGCACAAGAGTGCATTCTAAAGACCATGCCGAGGCTATGGAGAGAGTGCCGGTAAAGTGGGTTATCTTCGACTGTTTAAAGTGGGAAGACCGCACCGTTATGGATTTACCTTATTCTGAAAGATTGGAGATTTTTAAATCAAATCCTGACCAAGCACACCGAATGGATAAAGATGGAGATGTTATGGCTTTTTACCACCAAGCAATCAATGATGGCTTTGAGGGTATTATTGTCAAAGACGCATCTATGCTTTATGAAGCAGGTAAAAGAAGCACAGGTTGGGCTAAATACAAACCACCACAAATTGAATTAGATGTTGTTATTCTTGCGGCTTCTTATGGTGAAGGTCGTAGGTCAAATGTATTCGGTACATTTGAAATTGGAGTAAAGTCTAGCACTGGATTTACTAACATTGGTTCCATTGGCACAGGCTTTTCAGATTTAGATTTAATTCGCTTGACCGGACAATTGAGGAAGATTGTTGAGAACTTCTCAAATGGAAGGTATGAGTTCTTACCTAGAATTGTTTTAGAAGTTAAGGCTGATTTAGTTAGCACTGATGCAAAGGGTAATATTGGTTTGCGATTCCCTCGGATGAATAGAATCCGTGACGATAAGTTCGTAGCAGACATTAACACTATTGAAGATGTGGAGAGATTAATATGATAGAAGTAGGAGGATTAACAGTAATTGACTTCAAGACATACACTTGTCTTGAAATTGACGATGAAGGATATGCACACTTAAAAGATGTAACAACAACACAGGGTAGGCCAAAGAAGATGAAGGCAACGCTTGTTCCCTATTTCAAAGGTAAAGAGTTTATTACACCCGAACCGGAACCTGTTGAAAAATACAAAATGAATACTACTTTTAGTCTTCGTAAGATTGCCACAAGTGAAACTAATCTATCAATTAGCCATGGTGCAATCCGATTATTGAAAGAATGGGCAGATACAGCAATACGAAATATGGTTGCTAATGCTGAAAGGAATGCTGTAATTCATGGTAAAGATACTATTGAAGCGGCGCACTTCTTTTGGTTGGAAACGAATATGCAAGTTGAAGGCTATTGGCCGGATAACAATGATTATGCAAAGAAGGAGGAATAAAAATGTATAGTAAAGAAATGTTAATTGGAATTATATTGGGAATGTCAAAGGCTGATATTCATTTGGATAGAAACGATAACTCCCAAATTGGTTATAGAGTTCGTCTTAGGGTAAATCTTAGAGCAAACGAACCTTTCCTCTTGGCAGTAAAGAGAGCGTTGGAACAACATCAAATATCGACAACCTATCGAGAAACAGAACACAAAGGTAGGCAAAAACCAATACTTAGAATTGGTGGCATAAAGAACCTTTACAAACTTTGTGAACTTATTCCTGAAAACTTACCCGACTCTAAAGATGAATGGGTTGTATTTAGAGAAGCGGTTGATATTGTAGCAAATGATAACCACCTTCAGTTAGAAGGACTCGAAAGACTTTTTGAATTGAAGGGTGTGGAATAACTTGGGATTTACAACAATGGAAATTAAAAGACCAATACTTTTGACAGGGAAAATTGGTACAGGAAAAACAACAAAAGCAAAACTAATGCTACCCGACGCTCCAATTTATTATGCTAATGAAATGGGTATCAGAGATTTAGGTTCTATGTCTAAGGATAATGGGATTATCATTGAAGATATTCACTTGAAGCCTAAGAAAGATGAGATACTTAATGTTCTTAGAAAGTATAGAGGACAAGTGGTAATAACCTCTCTTAATGAAAAGAGCGTACCTAAAGACATTAAAAGCATGTGTCAAATTAAACGAGCAGGGTCAAACAAATATCTCCTTAATTCAATTAAGGAGATAGCCCCCCGCTCAAGCGAGCCATTATCAATGGAACAAGACACCTTTAGTTTAGTATCAATGTATCTTAGAGAAACAGATAGAGATTTAATGGCTAATATTTTAAAGTATAATAAACCATCTGATACTCAAATTGTATCTTGGTTAGTTGAAAATATGCATCCTAATAAGTTATTGTTTATTGATGGTGTAGTTAAACGCAGATGGCCTCAAGTATATTTTTATGAGATGTTAGCCTATGCACACGCTGGAAAAACATTCGGACAAGTTAAGATGCCTAAGCGTGGAAAGTATTCACAGAAGCCTAAACTGATTAAAAGGATAGGAATAAAAACAGGAGAAGAACGCCTACTTCGACAGTATATAAAGAGTGAAGAGTTCGTTGAGTATGCTAAAACAAAATTAAACAATGGCGAATGTCGTATTCTCGGACTTGGAGAAAAAAGGCGAAGAAAGAAGACTGACCCAGTTAGGGTGCAACAAAAATCATTAGGTGATTATCTATGAAACAAGAAGTAGTAATAAGAAATATAATTAAAGTATTAGAAAAAGGAGACCTTACAACAGGGCAAGTGCTGGATGCTCTAAAAGAAAAGAAGCCAGTTATTTCTAGTCATAAAGTAAAGAATGGAAGACGCTCGACTTATGGTAGGCGTAAGGGTTTTTACGCCCCTACTATGAATCAATTAGGTAATCTTATGCGTAGGGTTGCTGACAAAACAGAAATGTGTATAGAAACAAAACAACAAAAATGGACACTAAAGGAGGAATATAAAAATGCTATGGACAGAAAAATATCGGCCCAATAAGATTGGAGAAATTGTAGGACAGGAACACTTCGTAATGGATGCCCAAAATTGGGTTGAAGATAATAATATGCCGAATGTTTTATTATTCGGAAATCCCGGAAATGGTAAAACAGGAGCGGCAATTGCATTAGCGAAGGATTTACTGAAAGATAGATTCAAAGATAACTATGTTGAAGTAAATGCATCAGATGATAGACGCCTTGAAACAGTTAGAACTATGATTAAAAATGTTGCACAAAGCGGAACAATAGGGGATGTTCCTTTTAGGATGATGCTTTTAGATGAGATGGACGGTATGACTAATGACGCACAAAATGCTTTAAAAAGAATAATGGAAAGATATGCATCAAACATACGATTTATTATTACTTGTAATGATAGAAGCAAAATTATTCATGCGCTTCAAAGTCGTTGTGCTAACTACCATTTCAAGCCACTGTCTAATGAAGTCATTCTTGAAGTAATCAAGACTATACTTCAAAATGAGCAAATAACAACATTCGCAGATGATGAGTTAGCAAACTTCATATATGAGTTAGACGGAGACTTGCGTAGGGCGATTACCGAGATACAGGCGGCAAAGTCTTCCGGTTTCTCATTATCGAAACAAAAAGAATCATCTCACAAAGAATACAATGAAATACTAATTGAAATACTAAATAAGAATCCAAACAAAGCACTTGCAGACCTTCATAAAATTATTTATGAAGGTCGTAGCGTTAAACAAATCTGTTTAGGTTTGCATAATGCTGTTATTGCTTCGGATGGCTTGGATAATACTACCAAGTATAAACTGTTAAGAACAGTCGGAGAAAGCGAATATCGTTCAACTACCATGACTCCGAAAGTATTACTATCATGGATGGTTGGACAACTAATTTAAAAAAAGGAAGTGAAAATATGTTAAGCGAAAAAATGCAAAACGAATTGGAAAAGAGCGCACAACACCTGAATATGACGGTGGAGGAAGCAACAGAAAAATATACGGAAGTTTGTTCCGATAACAACATTGAAGTAAATGATGATTTAGGTTTGGGCCTATGGCGTTCATATGCGGCACAAATTGTACGAAGAGCAAAACAAGGACAACAAACACAAAGTACGGGAAGTAATTCTCTTGTTAAGAAATGCTTTGGTTTCTTCGTTGCTTTAGAAGCACCAAGAGATATGATGAGTTGGAATCGTAATCGAGCAAAAGAAGAATACAACCGTGATTCGGATAATGCTTTGAATGAAGGCCATGTAGCAATTGCCACTCAAAATGCTTTGGGTAAGTGGATGGTTAGCCGTTATCACGATGGCGAATATCAAGAGCGAATGGTTTCGGATTTACCAACCGGTGCAGAAGAAATGCCAGATGGTGTAATGGTTATTCCTTTGGATAATACCAAAGCATACATGAATGGTGGAGAAAACCGAAACTATGGTAAGCCTTTGCCTTTGGAACAAATGCGACGAAGCGGTATCTTTTATGGAAGTGTTGATGGTGCGGAAATGAAGCCCCTTCAATTCTCTTATAAGAATCAAGGTGGTGTGGAGTTTATTCCTGATTGTTATGACTTTGTACACTTTGTTGCTATTCCATCGGAAGATGGTAGTAATCTATATGGTATGACTATGACAACAAAGAACAGTTTGATTCGTAATTCTGATTTAGACCCCGAAAACTCGGACTATCGAGATATGGGTGAAACGGATTGGGTAAGCGTTCTTAATGAAAACTTTGAGAGTCACATGGTTGAATTGGTGGAAATTGAACGAGCGCATATTACTCGTCAAACTCTTCCTGCTAAAGACCGATTTATTGTGACAAGTGGAACTGTTTGTAATATGAATATGATGCCCACTTCAAACGGTAATCGTATTCTAAATATCACAGACTTGAATGCCGAGTTTGATTATGATAATGAGTCAAACATGACTACTTGTTGGATTCCAGAACATTTGGAAATCGACTTTGGTATTGGTTCAGAAATTGTCGTGATTGGCCGTACTTCACAACGCTTGGTTGATGGAGAAGCAGACCCAGTTACTATCAATGTTTCTTCTGTTTTAGTGACAGATAAGCGTGGTGCGCCAGTTCAAGTGGATGCTCCGGTGGAGGAAACCTTTGATTGGTTTTGATTGATATTCCTATTATTCCCTCGTAGAAATGTCGTGGTTAACTATGATGCGATATGATGTGTTGGCGACATTACAGAATTCATGTCGGGAATAAGAGTATAACAAGTGTAAGTGTGAACTTGTGGAAACAATTGATACTCGAATGGGTGCGAAGCCTATCCTAAAAGGAGGAAAAATAAATGAATGATGTATTAGAAAATAAATATATTCTTAAGGGGGAAAGTTATATTGCTGATTTAGCAAAGGTTGACTTTTTAACTTGGAACGAAAACGATAAAAGAAAGGGCGAATACTTTATGAAGTTCCATATCGGAACTAAAGAAACAAGATTGATTTGCTCATCAAAAGAAGAACTGCTTGGTATTATCAAATCTTGGTGTGCCGCTAATGGTAAAGATGTGGATATAAATGAAAATGATATAGGTGATTGGCTTGCTAGGGATTAAGAAAGAAAAAACAAACTTTAAAGAATTGATGGCTCAAAAAAGGGCGCAACGAAAAGCACGAATGGTATTAGGTATTTGGGGAGAACCCAAGACCGGAAAGACTGGAATTGCATTGGACTTCCCCGATAAGAATATTTATGTTCTTGATTGGGATAGAGGTGTTGAATCAACTTGGTTTGAACACCATGATGCAACAGAACGAATCAATGTATATTGTCCTATTGTAATGCGAAAGGATAACATTATGGATATTGACAAGAGCGAACAAAACTCTCTTGACTTCATTAACTTTGCTAAAGAACAAATGGAAGCAGGTGAAGATATTGTATTCGTTATGGATGGTGTTGATACTTGGCTTGACAGTTGTATTCTAAAGGTTAATCCTAATCCAAGAGTTGTGACAAAGATTATGCCGTTTCAGTATGGTAACAGAAATAAGACTTTCTATTTCCTATTGGAAGCAATTTACCAATTGAACTGTGATGTAATTTACATTACTCACGAAACAGAAAAGTATGTTGACAACACGCCCATTGGTGTGCAACCTTCTTGGAAAGATTGGGGAGGAAAACTCGAACAAGAGATTTACTGCTCAAAGAAGAAGGTAAAGAACGAGTTGCATTTTACTGCTGAATTAATTGGTTCAAGGACTAATGGTAATTTAGTTGGAAACAAATGGACTGTGCGAGAAGGAACTCCCCCTAATATTCAATGGAACGGTGTTCCTGAATTAAGGGAGGGTAAGATTTGAAATTCGTAGTAAATAATAAAAGCATGGAGAAAGCATTATCAGACATTCAAGGTAAAGGAAAGTATCTTGGTAATAGTGGCCTATCTTCTTCTAAGATGGGGTCATATTTTTATATGACTTTGGCTGGTAATGACTTGGAGATTTGGAATGGGGATATGACCTTTGGTATGAATATCACAATAGAAGTAGTAGGTATAAACAATGGTTCTTTTATTGGTAATGCTGAAACAATTATCCCGTATCTGAAAAAGTTTGGCGATGATGTGATTTTTGAAAGTGGAGATTTTTTGAAACTTTCTTCTGGAAGTAAAGTTGCTTCCCTACCTGTGGTTGTTAATCACCCAAACATGGATGCAATTGTAAGGATTCGTGAAATGCTTAAGCACATCTCTTATGAAGAAGAATTAGAAAAACTATGGGCTTTCGGTTCTTCTAACTTTGAGGGTGCGTTTAAGTTAAATTCAACAGTGTTTAAAGATGCCATTGGTCTTTGTGAATTGGTCAAGAGCGGCGTCTATAAATTAAACTTTGATGAAGGTAACTTAACCTTTTCAAGCACTACAAATGCTTCTAATAAGTATGAACAAGGGATTGAGGTACAATCGCATATCGGTGAAGCGGCAACACTTGAGTATTCTGGCCCACTACATAATTTCTTTGAGCCATTACAGCCATTGAATTTTTATGTAAAGGATGAGTTCCCATTACTTATTGTGGGACAAGATAGAAAGATATTAAAAGCCCCGTATTCGGGAGGTAATTAAAATGATAATTAGTAAATGCATAGATGAAAAACACATATACACAGCATGGAGAGAGAACGGCGAACGGCGCTTCAAACTTGAAGCATTTGAACCATACTTCTTTATTGAAGACGATGAGTTTCAATTTGAGAACTATACCTTAAACAAGTATATTTCAAGACCCTTCCAGTATGAGAAGGGTGACTGGCTTTCATTAAAAGGAAAGCCCTTGAAAAAAGTTATTGTCGAACAAGCCACCGATATTTACAAGGCTCGCAAGATGTGGAATAAAACATACGAAGCAGATGTACCTTTTGGTTTTAGATATGCTATTGATAAGTTAGACGAACTACCCGAATTTAAACTGCGAAAGTGGTATTGGGATATGGAATGGCAACAAGGTGGAGAACACCATGATAAGATTACAGTAATTGTTGTTTATGATAATTATGATAAAAAATATTATCAATGGGTATGGTTTCCTAAAGGATTAGAACCTAATATTACTGACCATCAGGTTTCGGGTAAAACTATTCATGAGTTTCAAACTAAGTGGTTTAATACTGAAAAAGAAATGATTGAATCCTTTATTCAGTATATGATTGATAAAGACCCTGATATGTTAATTGCTTGGTTTGGACTTAAGTTCGATTTGCCTAAACTACTTGAAAGATGTTGTGCGTTGGGAATCAACCCCATGCGTATGTCGCCTATTAACCGCATAGAAGGTGTAAAGAAGGCTGGTAATGGCTTTGTTTTCTCTAAAGGTGAAAGTGGGTTCTCTCCCATACAACAGCCTTTAGGGGGGCGCATAACCCTCAATTTAGACCTTGCTTTTGAGCGTCAGTGGAATGATTCACAAAGAGGAACTTTGCCATCAATGAGTCTTGAATATATTTCACAGACTTTATTCGGAGAAGGTAAATCAAAAGAAACTAAATTTGAAGACCCGAATGAATTTTATCGTAGGGGTTGGCTTGAAGACACAGAAGCGTATTTGAAATATGCTTTGATAGATGTTGAATTGCTTGTACGAATAGACGAAACAAACTTTTGTAGTGAGGCTATTATTGCATTACAACGATTACTTAAAGCACCATTTGAAGCGTGTTTTTATGCAAGTCATATGGGTTCTATTTACTTTATGCGTAATGCAGATTGGATTTGTAAGACTGGAAGTAAAGTGGATAAAAGAGAAGAGTACGAAGGTGCTATGATTTATGACCCGCTTAGTGAGAATACAAATGGATTACATCTTAAAGTAGCCGCTTTTGATTTTGCAGGATTGTACCCATCAATGATGATTGCTCGCAATATTTCATGGGAAACTAAAAGTGAAGAGCCTACTGAATTTGGTTGTGATATTGCTACACCGAGGGATTTTAGCGAAGCAAAAAGAACTCATATGCTTTACTACAAAACAGATAAATTGGGTTTGTTGCCAAGAGCCGTTCTTGAACTGAAAGAGTTGCGAAATGAATATAAGCGACTTATGCGAGATGCAAGGGAAGCCGGAGATGATTTAGAAGCAGTTAAGTGGCATAATAATCAAATGGCAGTAAAGCGTTTAATGGCTTCTTTTTATGGCATTGTTGCCTTTCAAGGATTCGGTTGGGCTGATGTTAATTTGGCCGCAAGCATTACAGCAAGTGCAAGAGAAGCAATCCGTTTAGCCGCATTCAAAGCGAAGGAGTTGGAAGTATGAAATGCATAAAACCAATAAAACACAACCCTCAATTCGAGGCAAAGCATCACTGTAAGTTGTGTGAAGCAGAAAGAATAATAAAAGAAATAACAGGTGAAGAAGAATGAAAAAACCAAAACTAAATAGATTTATGAAGAAGTGGATTGATGAGGCTATAAAGGATTATCCTGAACCTTTCTCAGCAAAACAAATACATTCTCATATTCTTGGCTCTAGGCGAAATAGCCAATATATCCAAAGTACAGTTTCGGTAGGCTATTACTTAAATAATATGTGCATTCAAGAAAAAACATCTGGAGGAAGAAATGTGTATAGGAGGCGAAGAGTATGAAAACTAAATTAATTACAGTAAAGGTATCATATGATACTGATGAAACTTGGGAAATCACGAAAGAAGAAATTCGTGACATTCTTAAGATGATGAACAACTTAAAGAGGAACGCTATAATTCTCAAGGAGGAAGATGTATGATGATGGATAAAACCAACGAATTACTAGAAGAACTTCTTCTAATGATTGCTAAAAGCAATAAGATATTGATGATGGTAAATATCGTAAATATAGCAACCATCATAACGATAATGGCGGTGATACTATGAAAGAAATTGGAATGAAACAAATGGAAAAGAAAATTAAAATGTTGGAAGCGGAGATTGAATCCTTGTATAAGGAGAACGAACATCTTGTTAAGATGTATAAAGCAATTCAAGAATTACAAGAGATGCACGAATCTCCTGCTATGAAATTTACATATTACTTGGGGTGATTGAATGAATAGATATATCTTAGAATTAACAGAACATGGACTTCTGAACAGTGAACTTTGGAATAAAATGAAAAAGTGGTTTTTGGGTAGTTTTTTACTACCTAAAATTACTAGACCGGATTTGACAAAATTACCAAAACTACCTAAAGGTATAGTTTATCAACAATGGCGTATTAACAAATACGAAGAACATTTAGAAGAACAGCAAAACATTTGGGAGAACTCTCAATGAAAGTAGTTTATGGACACACTGACTCAATCTATGTTCAAATAGATTCAGTTGAATTAGCGCAAGATGCTATCAAAGAAATAGAGTCTTCTGTTAGGGAACACTTCCCTAATGTAATGGGATTAGAACAACACCCCGTTGTATTGGAATTTGAAAAGTATTACTCCGCATTAGGAGTTGGCACAACAAAAAACAGAAATGCTGGGATGATTACTTGGGAGGATGGGGAATGGTTGAATGAACCTAAGTTCACCATGACAGGATTTACCGCTAAGAGAGTAAGCGAAACTCCTTTCGCAAAAGAGATTCAAACTAACGCACTAAAGAAGTGGGTTAATCAACAACCTTTGGGAAAAATAAATGCATTTTTGTATGCAATCTATACAACCGCATTACAAAAAGATATACCAATTTCTGCTTTAGTAAAAAGAAGCAGATTGAAAAGTGACAGATTCACAGTTAAGTGTAATGAATGCAATTCAAAGTATGGATTGTACGAATGTTTGGATATTAAATGGTGTTCAAAGTGCGGCACTGAAACAAGCAAGTTTGTGACTTTACAAGGAAAACGACCAAGTGTGGGTTCGGGAATTGCTGGCGTTTTATACGCTAAACAGAAATTAGGTATGACCTTTGATGATTCGTATTTATTTCTCAAAGTTAAACATAACGACACCTTTATCAACCCATTGACTAAGGAACAAAAGCCGGTGGAATATATGTCCGGCACAACCTATGAAGACTTCAATGATTATGAACCGGATTGGGAACACTACGCACAACAGGTCTTGAAAAAGGCCGAACCTATTTATCGAGCGATGAATTGGGACTTATCAAGCATAAGAACAGGAAAACTACAAACAAAATTAGAGGATTGGTTTTAAATGAATAACGATGAAAAATATGAAGCAGTTATATCCGGCATGGATGAATTTACATACGATTGGAAACCGGAGAATTACAATGACCCGTCTATGCCAATCTTAAAAATAACCAAGTCTTCTCTTGGGTCTTTTGATTGGTGCAATAAAAAGTATGACTTTTCTTATATTCAGCGTTTGCCCCAAGACCAATCGGAGGCTATGCGTAAGGGAACGGTCTTGCACAATCATAGAGAGGATTTTTTTAATGAATTTGATGTTAAGAAAGCAGATTCTATGTCTGCTGATGAAGTTAGCGATTACATTACAGAAATGACACCTATTGATGAATACTATGATATTTCACTAAACATAGCATCGTTTGAAACAAACCGATACTTGGAAGCAAGAACCGAAAATAAGACAAATGAGTATCTGCCAGTATGTAATGAAGGTAAATTCGATGCGGAAATAACCATCCCTCAAGGCCCATACAAGGGAGATGCATCACTTAATTATGAACCATTTACCTTACAAAGAGATTATAAGATTCATATACAAGGAATCATTGATAGAATCTTTATGGAAAACGGAGGTTATGTTCCTTTCGAGTTTAAAACAGGACCGTGGAAAGACTACAAGGCAGGAAGTATGCGTAAAGAAATGGCGTTTTATCAACTACTTATTGAAAATGCACCAGAAGAAGTTCTTATTAAGAACGGTCTCGACCCAAATATACCTGTAACTCATTGGGGTTGGTATTATCCTGTATCGAACTATGTTTTTGCACAGGGAGTTAAAAAGAGGTCAATGACTTCTGTTATGTATAGCATAGCAAAACTACTAAGGGCTTATGAAATGAAGCAATTTCCAACTAAGTTTTACTACAAGACTTGTTCTTTTTGTAGTTTCTTTGGTATCTGTGATGCGGCACAAGAAGACACATGGGTTTGATGTTATGGCTGATAGTATGTATAAAATTGCCGAGGATGCAATAACTATTTTATTGCACCTTGGAAGATATGACGATGATATAAAGGGATATGCGGAAGCACTCCTAAATAGATTCGAGGCGATTAAATATGAACAATGAAATAATAAAACTAAAAGTTTTAGCGAGGGCTTGGACATTTTCTGAAATCTCCAACTTAAAAAGCACTATTGACTCGCTGTGTAATGAAATCTATAATGAATCTAAACTTAGTGAACGCTTTAACTTAATAAGGGAAGTAAAAATAAATGAAAGTTTCGTAGGGCATACCTTTGAAGATGTTATGCGAAGTGCAATAAAAACAAAACTCTCCGGTGAGATAGCCGGAGTAATACGAATAATGTTAAACACAGCAACAGTTGATTTTGGAGGTAATGAAAATGAAATATCCGAGGGAAGTATGGGCGGGGAGCCACATAAAGAACGCACCACAAATGAAAAGAAAAGTAGTCTCATCGAGGAATGAATATGTTGAGTTTGTTAATGCTCAAAATAATAGAACAAATGTATATACGACAGTATATGATTTCGAGCATTTTTCAGAAAGGGCGAAAATTGATTCGTCTGTGATATTAGATAGAATCTTTTTAGATTTTGATGCACACGGCGAAAAGATTGAGAAAGCATATCGGGATGTTAAAGTTGTTATGGAATTGGTATTAGAACAGGAATTTGAATATACTCTTTTCTTTTCAGGTCGTGGTTTTCATATGTTTATATTCGGAGAGGAAGCGAAAGACATGAGAAGTATTCAGTCTTTCTTTAGAGAGATTAAACAATATTTAATATCAAAGGTAGGTAAAGATATAACCCTTGATGATAGAGTCGGACAAACAACTCGATTGCGAAGAGTGCCAAATACTGTGAATATGTCGTCTTCAAATAATGAAGGTGATTCTCTCTTTTGTATTCCCTTGGTGAAAGAAGACCTTTCAAAAGATGTAAGTTATATTCTTTCTTTAGCAACAAGTATGAGGCTTATACCCTTCAAAAAAGGGGGCAAAAACAAGGCTAAGTTTCCCGACGCACCCCCCATTGAAGCGGTTGGGGGTGAGATTTCAGTACCCGAATACAGTGGTAAATTACCAATCCTTCCATGTTTGCATAATGCTATCATGGTGGAGAATCCCTCGCATATGGCAAGAGCATACCTTGTTTCTTGGTATAGAGATTTATTGACACAAAGAAGACCCCTACAAACAACAACAGAAAAACAGAAAGTATTAGACATAATAGTGAACGAGATTAAAGAATTAGTAAAAAGCAATGAAGAAATTTGGTTAGACTGGGACGAATATGAAACAAGAAAACACGCACGATTTACAGTGTTTGGTAATTACAAGACACCATTCTGTAAAACTGTGCTAATCCCCGATGGGTATTGCGTGGGGAAGTGTTGGCGATACCCGACCTTTTTAGATAAGGAGGACTAATATGTTAATTATAGATAGCAGGGAAAAAGAAGGCTCTAAGTTAGTAAAACTAGTTGAGAGTAAGGCGAGAAGTTTGAATATACAAACTGAAAAGAAGTGGATTGAAATAGGAGATTATGTTTTTGATGATGTATGTTTTGAAGCAAAGTCAACAACAGATTTCTTGGGTTCAGTAATCAGTAAAAGATTATGGACTCAAATAGATAACATGGATAGACATTACAAAACAAACATTGTAATTATCTATGGTACTATTCAAGAAGCGATATTTAATGTTAAGAGATACGGCAAGGCTAAAATACAAGAGCCAGCAAGAAGTATTATGTTAAACAACAAATTCTTAGGGGCAATAGGAAGAATTACATTAGATACTGATGTAAAGGCTTTTTGGGTTCCAACAGAAGAAGAAGCATCTCTTATCATCACGGCAATATGTAAGATGAAACCAATACAAAGAGATGTGATTCGCCCCGAAGTATTCAAAAGAGTGACTACGGATGATTTAAGACTTGATGTTCTCACAAGTATTAAAGGAGTATCAATTAAGAAAGCCAAACTTTTAATTAAGGAGTATGGTTCCGTTATGGAAATAGGAGAACAAACAGAAGAGGAATTACAGTACCTTGAAGGCGTTGGGCAAGTTTTAGCCTCACGCATTCTAAATACTTTAAACTCAGAAAAGAAGGTGAAAATATGAATAGTGAATATAATGAAGAATACGAGAATGAAATCTTTGAGGACTATAAGCAAGCAAGTGCTGTGTTTCAGCAAAACTTACCTGCCGTTGTTCAACAGTTTCAAAAGTCAGCAATGGATATTTCTCACTTTAATGAAACTCCTGCGGTAATTAGTTTCTTTACAATCTTAGGGCAGTTATGTAAAGACTTCATTGCAGTACCCTTTGAAGAAGAATATGAAGATTTAAGAATACACTTTCTTCACATTCAAACTTCAGGTACAGGTAAAACCACGCTATCTAACTTTGTGCAACCTATTGCCAGAAGTGTGTTTGAGAAAGTAAATGCAAAGAAGAAGCACAGTTTTAATACTAATGTCGAAGTTCCTGTATTGGACAATAATGGGAACATTGAAAAAGACGAAGATGGTAATGTTACAATGCACTATGTAAGAAAGAAGTTTGATGTGTTTTCTGTTCAAGTAGCAACATCCGCCGCACTTGTTGGGCATTATGCAATACAAGATGAAATGGAAACAGATGATAACGGGAACTCTCGCCTTACTGGAAAGAAAGTTCAAGTTAAAATGAACGGTGCTTTAGAAGGTAGTGGGTTAGCACATTGGGATGAGTTTGAACGGTCTGGCATTTTTAGTCCTAATTCTCATCAAGTGGATATGGTTGTTTTTCTAAACACAATGTTGAACAGTCTTCATGGAGAATCATGGGTGATGAAGAAACAATTGAAAGAAGGGGATATGGTTGAAACCTTTGGAGAAAGGTCTGTTTTGGCTATGACCTATCCACCTACTGAATTAAATAGAATTATGACAGAAACAGGACTTTTACAAAGAATGTTATGTTATATTCGTGAAGTTCCAGAAGCAATTCAACACAATATTAGAAAGAAAAAGATTTCAAAGTTTGGTAAGTTTAAGGATAGACAAGGCCCAATGGATAAATTTTCTGAAGAATTTATGAAGATGTATGATTTGGTCTTGGAAAGATATGAAGAAAAACTAAAAGAAGGAAAGAGCGAAATAGAAACTAAGTGTACCATGATGGAATACACTGAATCTGCGAATGCTTTGCTAGATTTAGAATATGAGAACATGGTAGGTTATATTAACGATTGTGGATTGTTCGTTAGAGAGGTAGCAAATCTCTTTATCAACCGCTTGTATATTACCACTTCCAAGTTGGCAGTATTATGTGCTATTGCTCAAGCCCCCTACATTAAAGATAAAAGCAAGAGATTCCAAGTAACGGGTCAAAATGTTAGGCAAGCAGGGGCCATTACCCGACAATGTTATATGTCACTGGTTGAATGGCTTGAGCGTAGCCTAAAGGAGCGTCGAATGGCCTCGCCTTTGTTCAATGCAAAGCCATTTAAAGATAAATACGAAGAGATGGCTAAAAAGACAGAAGACAACTGGGTTAATAGAAAACTGTATATTGCTGAAATGTGTAAGGTAATAAAGAAGTCTAACTCCCAGACAAACTTAATCTTTAAAGACAAGGTGCAAATTAACTTTGAAATAAAGAAGATTGGGAAATCAAACTACATTAAACTAAAGGAAGTGAAAAAATGAAGTACGAAAATACATATGTCGTTTTTGACATAACGAAAGGCCCGAAGGTAATAATTGAGACATTAGATACTTATGGTGATGAAGGTTGGGAATGTTGTAGTATGCTATCAGTAGCAAACACAAACATTGTTGCTTTTCTAAAGCGAAGAATTGGTGGAGAAGAACCTGTTGATGAAGAAAGTGCAAAGATTTCAAAACTTTGGTCTAACGGTTCGTGATTCCTATGTCTGTTTTAGCACTGGATATTGAAACAAAAAACATGTCACACGAAATAGGTGGCTTTAGTAATACTCACATGTTTCAAGTATCAACAGTAGCAACATGGGATGGAACTACTGGAACTGTTTATGTTGATGAGCCAGTCGATTCATTTGCTAAAAGTGGTCATGTTGTTAAATCTTTACAAGAACTTAAATATGATTTAGACGACCATTTTCAAAAGGGCGGGCAATTACTTGGGCATAACATTGTAGCCTTTGATTTGCCTATCTTGAGAGATTCAATGGATATATATTGCATTCATAAGTATTTGAATGACAAGCAATATATTGATACTAGTAAAGATTTACTCAAAGGACATGGAGAAAGATTCCAATTGAAAAACTTAGTTAAATGCACTATGGATGATTCAAAACTCATGGATAGTGCAGATGCACCTAAGTTATGGAAGATGGGAAGATATGATGAGGTAGTTGAATATTGTATGAAAGACACACAGTTAGTTTATGACCTTTGGGGTTATGGTAAAGAGAATGGTATTGTAAAAGCATTCTCTATTGAAAAAGAAGAATTTATAGATTTAGGAGTTGATTGGTAATGTCCACAGCAGAATGGTTTGGCCTGTTTATTTTCTTAATTGTAGTTTCGTTGCTATTCTTTGCAGCGTTTGGTGGTTCAAATATCACTGAAAAAAGTGTTGAAGAATACATTAGCAGACTACTTGGGGAAGATACGCAAGGCGAGCAAAAATGAGTTTAAAGCAAACTTGTAAGTATTGCGGCGAGAATACGCTGGCGAAGCGTATCTTAGGTTTTTATGTTGGTTCAAGTGACCAAATAAAATTATGGGAATGTAGGAAGTGTAATGGTATTTGGAGTGTTGAAACAAAAATAGCGGGTCGGCCCTAACGGGTCGGCTCGCCTTTTTTTACGCAAAATTTTTTGCTTTTATTTATTTAATAGTTATAACGATTACCAACAAAACTAGGCCCAAGCCATAGCCCAATTAAATAACTAATTGCAATAAGTATAAGAAATACTTTTACTATTGTCTCTTTTTTTATCATGGTGACATTAATATCAATGTATAATCTTTAATTGTTGTACCGCCACTATTTTGTGTACTTAATCTTACTTGATGTTCTGCTTGTGCGCCGGGATTTATTGAACTTGCGATTGTTATAACCAAATTAGTCCAGTTTGTACCAGTACCTCCATCAATTACTCCACTACTAGGACTGATGCTATATGATGCCACTATTCCTTCAAGGTCATTTATATTAAGTATTGACCATGCGTATTGCGATACATTTCCAGTATGTTGAGAATAAAAACCAAAAGTTATGGCTTGCCCTGCTTGAACAGCAAAGGGGGCTTGGAAATCATTATCATTAGTTGCTGACCCTCCGATGGTAGTAGTAAATCTATTGTCATTACCTGCGGCATCTTGAATCAATACATTTGAAGGAGCGGCTTCTCCCCTCTTAGGATAAGAATTGAAACCAAGAACAACATAACCAAAACTCACTCGTCATTCCCCGCATTAATATCATAGAACATTTTTAAACCAATAAGACGAACTGTTCCCGTTTGTGAACTAGAACTTGTTTCTAAACTTAATTTAAAGTAAGTCACACTATCAACAGAAGCATTTGTTATCGTTAATGCAGAACTTTCTGCACTAACATTAAGGTCGTTAGAAGTACCGCTATGTGCCTTTGCTCCGGTAGCGGCTGCTGAAGGATAGTTACTATTAATTACATAGTTATCATCAACACCTATACCCGTTAAATTCCAAACTGCCGTACCTGTATTTGTTCCTGTGACAGTCCAAAATGGTTGGAAAGTCACTGTTCCTTCGTTCCAAGATTTAGGGAAAGCAACAGTAAATTGAGCGTGGTCGTCAGCATCGGCGGCAAAGTCCAATACTTGTAATTCCGGCCTTCCTGCTGTCATTTCAACTTGAGTTAATGCAGAACAGCCATTTGTTGTTAAGGGGGTCATGGCCGAAGAAGGAACCCAAATAGAATGTTTTCCTGTCAATAGTGGTCCGGTAGCCCCTGTTGTTAATTGAATATCATTACCTGCATCATTGGTAAAATACAGTTCATTTGGAGTAGCGGTCTTTGTCCATATTTGTCCATAAGCGGCTGTATCTGCATCTGCGTTTGCTTGTTCTTTTAATGTAATTGCACCTTCAACTGTTAGCCTTGTTTTTGCATTATTGACACCAATGCCTACTTTTTCTGTACCTGCATCGACATTTAATACATGGTCATTCGTATCTCCCATAACACTAAAGTCAATATTGTTTTTATCGTGATTAACGATAACTCCCTCACTACCAGATATTCTTAAAAATTCAGTATTGTCTGCCCCTCCTAATGCAGTAATAAATCTTAATCTTCCGTCTTCTGTTCCACCTGTTTCATCTAATGCTTCCCCTGTTATTTGAGCATAAGTATGAGTGGCATTACCATCATCTTTACCCTTAAACATAATCCTACCTAAATCTCCCGATGTAGAAGAATCCGAAGCACCTGTTCTGCTAAAGATGATTTCTGGCTCATTAGCGGCAGAAGCAACTCCCGCAGTATTTTCTAATGTTAATGTTGGTTTTCCATCCGAACTTGCTGTTATTTTGGTATCATCAGCATCGAGAGTAAGAGTCCCAGTGCTTGTAATAGTTGTTCCACCGCTTGCTCCTTCAATATTACCTACTTCTGTATAAACATTAGAATTATCATATGCAATACTTAAACTGTTTGCGGCTTTATCTGTTGTTAAAAACTGAATATTTCTTGCTCCACTACTTGTAGTTGATGAGTATTCAACAATAGCAATAATAGTATCGCCAGAAGTGTAGTCGGGTACTTTATTTGCTACTGTCGGCTTTCGTATTAGAATAAAGTTATTTTTGTCAACAACAACAAGATGATAACCCTTATCATAGGTTGTTATTAATTCACTAGAACCAAATGTAAATGATGCGGCAGTTGTTCCTGTTTTATATTGAGCAGTGTATAATTTTCCATCTCTAAGGTATGTTCCTGCTGATACTGCAACAGTTCCACTGTTAGCAGTTGATTGGGTAATATCAAAATCATTTGAATTGTTTTTTACAACGATGTTCTGTCTTGCCATTAGGGAAAGACCTTTAATTAAACCTGTATGGGGAAAGTCTGAAGCGTCTGTAATTGCGGCTAAAGAACCACCTTGTCCCATTGTTGAAATCTTGTGCGGATTATTCTCGACCATCTTATTCCACCTCTAACATTAAAAATATTTCTAATTGTTCGTTTGACGCAAATGGCCCAACGCCTTCAAATGCTACTCTCGATAACATAAAATCATCATTACCATCACTTATAAAATTATTTTCATTTGCTCCAAAACTTGCTTCACGAATAACTTTACCTGTAATATTTGAACCTTCGACCATTATTTTAATTTCAACTACATTGTCACCGGAGCGAGTTGCGACATATTGTGAAGTAGTGACACCTAAAGGAACATCTAATGTGGTTGCGGCTGGACTTGTTGAATTACCACCTAATCCAACATCTCCTTCAGCCGCAGTATTTACAATGCTTACTATGTATTCTGCAATTTTATCTCGTAATAAGTCAGTTATCAAAATTCTTCCTCCACTAAGTCTGTATAGGTGATTGTGGCCCCACCTGTGAATCCAAGTGGTGCTGTTCCTGTATTTAATGCTGTCGTGAATCCAAGTGTCATTGAACCCGTTGTTGTTCGTTTGCGAACTAATAGTCTAATTGGTTTAATTTTAACAGTTTCTAAGAAACCAAGAGCAGTTGATTGCTCATTATTTCTAGTATTCTGTAATGTTTGAGCAGTATCAACATCAACAGTAAGTTCGGAAAATCTATCTTCTAATTGCTTACTGTATTTTCCTAATTCTAATTCAAGTAAGCCAGTCATTAAGTGAGTAATTTCTAAAACAATGTATTGATTTCTAGGAATATTTTCTTGTTTAACTTCCACATTGACAACATCACCAACTTTAATTTGACTTATGTTATTGTGTCCTATTTTAATTCTAAGTTTTTTATTGTCGCCTTTATGAAGAATAAGAAGTTCCTTTG